CCGGCAGCTTTAGCAGCTTCTGTGGCATTACGATAGATAATATATGCCTGTGCAAACTTTTCCTGCTGAGTAGTAAGTCCTGCCATGTACTATTCCTTCATATTGCTGCGAGCAACGCCTTTGAATTTCTCTGCTGTACGCATACCACCAAGACCCAACAGAGAAAGCATTAGTGTCATAAGTGATTCTGTATCAAGTACAGGAAGAATAAGTGTAGGATACCAAATAGCTAGTCCCCAACTGGCAATAGGTGCAAGAATAAACTGCCAAGAAAAAGCAATACAACATACCCACATGATAGCAGGTCTTGCTCCAGCGACGAAGATGCTGGAATGCTTTGCCTGTTCAAGATTGGTTTGTGCTTGAGCAAGATCAAGTGCAATAATCTGTGACTGTAGTTCAGCGTTAAGTTTTGTCTTCAGGTCTTTGTCCTCAACAAACTTGTCAAGAACTTTACCTGCTACACCTACTACTGCTTCTGCAATTCCTAGCATTATTCTACCTCCTTAAATAATGTTGTATAATCTGTCTTGTCGTACTGTGTAGAAGACTTAAATACTTCAGACACAAGAGTATTCTCACCGTACACATACAGATTCATTTCTATGTCTTTATTAGAAAATAACCGTTCACAATCTTGTGCCATTGCAAGCAGTTCTCCAGTAGTCCAGAAATGTACACCATTAGTTTCAACCCTCATGTACTTCTGTTTACCATCATCCGTCTTACTGTTCTGCATTTCTTCAGTAACTTCAGGAACTGAACAATCAAAACCAAATAGATGGAAAGTCCTGCATCCTAGAATATGGAACATGCCAATTGCTCGCATTGCTGAACAAGTACCGCCAGTAACAAATGTAGTATCAGCAGAAATATTAATTGTTTTGTTTACTTCAAACTTTTCACTGATAGCTTTATCACGAATTGCTTCACTATAGGCGTGCCAACCATAAACATTGTCAGTCTTTGACATAATTACTTTTGTGGCACTAACGTCAGTCATTGAAGCGACAAGAAACTTGGTGCTAGGATCGACTGTTTCAAACAAATCCTTACGAACAATACCATGTGTTGATACGCCTTCTACTGGTCGTGGATCAAGAATTACACAGGCATACGGTTTAATACCGTTCTTTAATAGTAGCGGATAACTATGCTTTACACAAATAACAGGTCCACCAGTTTCCTTGATCTTTTTCTTTAGTAGCTTCCAATCAATTGAAGGACCGGCAGACACAATAATTGCTTCTTTATTGTTAGGCTTACATTGCTTAACAAAATTCCAACGTTTGATAAGATTGACATTTTCATTAATATTTTTAATAATGTCGTCCTTTGGCATTGAGTCACGCGGCTGTACTACAATAGGCACACGTAGCAGACTATCAGGTAGTGGACCTGCCTTGTCAGTGTTACGGCATACTGCAAGGTGGGTAATGCCTCCACCCTTTACACGATCAGTAGAAGGAAGAACTACACAAGGCTTTCCGTCCTTTTCAGTTAGTTCTTTTACAAGCCTGTTAGTACCTTGATGTTCTTCTCCCAGAATGTTTCCTTCAGGATCAGCGGTAAAGTAATCGTCAAATACGATCAGATCACAATGGTTAAGATTACCATAATCAGAACGTACAGTTTCTTCACTATGTCCACCATCAATGTAGGCAAACTTACTCTTTAGTACTTCCTCACGTGCTGCAGGAAGTGTTTCTTTACTGTCTCCCTTAAACAGCTTAAACGTAAATGTCTTATTGTTCTCTAACATCTTACCTGCAAAATCAGTAAGACGCTTTTCTACTGCTTCAAGAAGATTATGTGGCTTACTATTAAGTTCATAAGCATCTGATTCTTCAGTAGCTTCTTCAAACAAATCAAAGCCAACATAGTGTACCTTGTCATGCTTTTCAAAAGCAGCTAGTGCCATTTCAATTGCTCTGCCACCATTCCATGTACCTACCTCAACAATTGTACCGTCACAGTAATGCCGTACTAGATCGGCAAGTTGTTTGTAGCGGGGCAGCTTAACGTCAGGAGCAACAGTATCTTTGGACAGATTGTTCTTTAAGTTACCCTTATAATGCACCATGTATTGAGACAGCGGTGAATTTTTAAATGCTGCTAGTCCTTTCACATTAGGTGTAAGATTGTGTGCTTTCATGCCATGAGCAATATAAATCTTTAGCAGACGTTCAAAAATAAAACCATCATGCCATTCACGATACATGATAGTTTCACCAATGTCATAGCATCCACGCAGATCAGCGAGGAGATATAGAGGAGTTTCGTAGTTTAGGTTGAAGGCGACAAAAGAAGTTTCTGAATAGTCAGTATCCTTACGACCAAGATGTACAATCTCTGCTTTATCAGGAAGAATCTTACTAATCTTTTCTTCTGAAAGAGGCTTTGTAGTTACTGTGTCAGCATCCAGCCAGATAAGCCAGCCACCCTGTACTTCATTCTCTGAGATTTCAAAAGCAATATCAGTCATTGCATAGACTTTGTGACACCACTTAACAGCATCCATACGCCAGTTATAAGCTACCTTGCCACCCGCTGTACCATCATAAAGCTTCATATTATCTCGGTAAGCAAGCATGTCTTCTACTTCATTTAGATTACGATACTCAATATTCTTTGCCTGTGGAAAAGAAGCAACAAGTTCTTCATCGCAATCGTGGTAGTAAGCTGTAAGGTGTAAGTCTTTATACCAGTTATCTACGACAGATTCAAGCATGTTTCTAGCATAACGCTCGTATCCATCTGCACTAAATGATGTAACAAATTTTATCATGGTTATCCTCCAATTATTCTGGTATAGAAGTCTTTCCACTCTTCAGCATACTTGTCATCTATCTCTCGCTTACCCTTCCAAGTAGGATAAACTGGTCCACCCGTTGTAAAGTGTACATTCTTTGGATTTACATCTGCGGCTGAAGTTCCGTCTAGCCAGTTCCATTCAACTGGAATATCTCCAATAGGAAAGATATCAATCCATTCAAAAGCATGTAACCAGCTTCCACTTCTAACATTAACATCCGAAATTGTCAACTCTTTCATCCAAGGATGATCACAATTCCATAGAACAAAAGATGACCAGTTCTTTCTGTTATAGACGGTTTGTACCTGCCCATCCATCTTTTCTTTTTCTTGAGGAACGTGGATATGCTTTACACAGCTAATAACATTCTCTTTATCTGATCCATATACATCAAATACTTCTGTAATGTCTGAACGAACAAACATATCAGCATCCATAAATAATGCTAGACCCGACATCTGGTTTAGAAATGGTACTAGAAACCTAGTAAAGCTAAACTCAGTAGAGAAGGGTTTGCCATCAAAAACATCAACCTTCGTTCCTTCTAAGTTATACTCTGGACTGCGCCAATACAAGCCAGCCCTGCGAACTTCCTTCTGTACAATAGGGACTATATTGTACGTATGGGTAGTGTGCATACGTATAGACTTATCTAGCACTCGAACATAGTCATGTTCACGAGGATCATAGCCTATGTATATTGTTGGTATTTTATTGATAGGCAAACCCTGTACTCCTACTCTATCGTAATTTGTTTTGGTTTTTCTGCTTCAGGAATAATCTTTTCAATTTCAATTTTAAGAATACCATTCTTTAAGGAAGCATTAATTACTTTCATGTATTCTGAAAGATAGAATACACGGGTAAACTTACGAGCAGCAATCCCACGATAAGTGCAGGAAGGTGCATCTTCTTGCTCACGTGTTTCACCGCGAACAGTAAGAATGTTAGGTTCAATTTCAATTGACAGATTGTCTTTATCAAACCCTGCAACTGCCATCTCAATAATGTGCTTATTGTCTTTTTTATAAATGTTATGTGGGGGATAGGCAGTTGAGTTAAGTACTGATTGTGCAACGTAACTCATTGGTTCAAAATGCTTTTCAATATCAAGCATAAAGTTACGCATCTTTTCAAATTGTGGGGAAAAGGAAATTAGATTCATGTATACCTCCTTGTATAAGCGAGTTGTTAAAAAGGCCAGTTCGCATTTGCCAGACTGACCTTGGAAGTATACTTGTTAATTTTTAGTTTGTCAACTACTTTTTTTCAAACTGCTTTGCAAGAATGCGAATAGTTGTACTGGCATCAGTCATAAATAGTGAAGGTACAAAAGCATGTACCATTAACTTTAGACTGGCACTAATTAGCTTATAGATAATATAGAAAGCACCTAGCATATGGCACAGATAAGACATTCTTACTGACCTAAGATGGTATCTAGATTGTTTGTAAATATTATTCAAAGTCTGGTCCTCTAAACCAACATGCTAAACTATAGCGTTGTCCCTTGGTTACTGGTGTTACCCTATGAAACATAAAGGAAGGAAAGACAAGAATACTGCCCTTGTTTCTCATTTCCTTTACTGTGTTGTATCTGGAGTTAGCATCAGGAGTACACCACCTTTGTATCTGAAAGTCACCTCCCTCAAAACTATCATTGAGAGAAACACATAGTGTAAGCTTTCTGATTACAAGATCGTCTTCACTTTCAACGCCAACATCCATATGCCAG